GGGTCTCCCAACCCTCTTCTTCCCCCCCTCAGACATTGCATGTCCAACCCCTGAATCGATCGCCAGGTTTTCGCATTTTTGAATTTTTGAAACCGCCTTCGCCATGTCTCCCGATAGCTCTCCTTTCTCTTTTCGTTTTATTCCGTTGACTCGTGTTGACTCGTGTTGCATTCTAATCCCGTGCAAAACATTAATCTCCTGACCGCAATCGACGAATCCATTGCCTTGGGCCGACCTGTGACCGTTGAAGTTTCCGACGTTGAAGCCGCTGCCCAATGGCTTAAACGCAATCAATGGGATGTTGATTGGGACAACATCGAGGGAACCATCACTATTTTTGGCGATCGGCCTTCGAAGGCCGACGAACCGGAAAATTGGGTTCTCTATCTTGTCGAATCCGCCACCGCTTAATTTCCCCACCTCAAAACATCATGAAAAAATCCCATAAACTCCGTGCATTCCTAGCGTTTCTCGCGCTTAACCTCCTCCTCCTCCCGATCCTTTGGCTTCTGGCCGAAGCTTTGATGGGAGGTGCAAATTGAAATATCGCCTCGGCTTCTCAATCGTCGCCAGCTTCTCAGGCGAGCATCCCCAACTTGAGCGGTGGGGTTCCCATGAAATCACCTTGTCCGATGTCATCCGCGATTGGCCGGGACTTCCGGTCGAACCATCCGAACCATTTGACTCGGAATACAGTTACCTTGCAAAGGAAGGTTCAATCCCTCGTGAAATCTTGAACCGCTTGGACGATGTGAGAGGCGAGACGCGCTTTCAGATCTGCCGTAAGCTACGGGAAAAGTTCCCGCGTGAAGCTTTCTGGGCTTGTATCTCAGATGTCCAGATGTCCGGACTTTTCGATCGGGAAACCGCTTTTAAGTTCCTCGATTCGATCGGTGCGGGATTCGAGACAACTCAGACGATGGGAACCATTGGCGGGCCACTCGGGCACTGGTGTCCGGACTTCGCGTTTAACGTCGAATCCCAAGTCCTGATTTCATCTATCCGCGTGACTCCGGTTCTGTGCACGGTGTCTGAGTCTGGAGACCTTGAACCGGTTCGGCCTCCGTCCGAGTGGCAGTGGGAACGGTTCGCGGACATGTTCAAGCGGTTCGATTGTTTCGACTTAGCCCGTCAGGGTAGGGCAATTGACGCGCACTGATTCCCCGTCCGGTGTCATGTGGGAAACCGCGTGGCATCTGGCGGGCAATCGATGCCCGATTCAACAACATGAAAACCACAGTTACCAGTTACCAATTCGTCGAATCCTTCCGCGCTTGCGGGAGGGAAACCCAATTCAGCCGCCCCGCTCTTTTCGCTCTTTTCGACTATCTCGAAGACTACGAGGACTCTTGCGGAGTGGAGTTGGAACTTGATCCCGTCGGGATTTGCTGTGAGTGGGTCGAATACCCTTCCGCGCTTGCGGCTGCTAAGGAGTACGGTTTCGGGGAAGTATGCGGTGATGACACGGACTGCGAGCCTGAGGCTTTGGAGTGGCTCCGCGATCACACGCAAGTCGTCGAATTCACCGGAGGTGTGGTCATCCAGTCCTTTTGAACACATGAATACCGTCCTAATCCAACTCCCGACGGAGCCGTCCTATTGGGGAAGTTCCGCGACTGCCCGTGACGTGTCCCGAATCTTGGACAACCTCGAAGAGATGATAGAATACCGTTTCAATGAGTTCGTGGAACTCCGGTTTGAGCGTGTCCAAAACCCAAGGGGATGCGGTGTCCACTGCGACTGCGACGAGACAGTCGAAACAATCCATCGATGGATGGAGGAGAATTGGGAGGCCGCACTTTGAAACCCCTCCTTCGAGTCCTAGGTTACCTTGGGCTTTGCCTCCTTTTCACTCTGCTTCTCATTCTATCGGCCCTCGCCGGTAACTAATCCAAGCCAATCGCCACGCCCCGTAGGCTCACCCCTACGGGGTTTTCCTTTGCCCCGATAGTGTCGCCCGCCCGCCCGCTTTCCCCTTCCTTAGTAGGCCATCCCTTCCTTCGTGCCCCCCTAACCTTCGCCAGGTTATTTACATAGCACTCCAAGGTAAGACATCCCATGTCCCACCCCGTTACATCCCCTGCGACCCCGCCGGTATCATCCCGAAATCTGTTTCGGGATCATGCGGTACATGGTGCGGTATTCCAGATCTTGCATATGCCATACGGAATTCGGAATTCGGGAACCAGAATTCGGAAACCGGCCCGGTTACGATGGTGCGGTAGACCGTAAACCGCTTGTTGGTTTGAGCAATTTATGCTTTGTCGCGGCATGGGTGTGAAGAGAGTGATGGCGATAGGTTGTTCCCACGGCAACCGAGCGAACAAGGACGCGCTGGCGGCGGTTCTGTTGTTCCGGGAGCGGTTCAAGCCGGATGAGGTGATCCATCTGGGGGATGCCTATGACCTCGCCTCGCTCCGTGCGGGATCGCTGTCCAACCCTGACGATTCGGACCATGCGGACGACTATCTCGACGACATCCAAGAGGGAGCAAAGTTCTTGGATGAATTGAGACCCACGGTCTTCACGATGGGTAACCATGATGAGCGGGCCAAGAAGTACTTGACCCATCACAACGCGGTGGTGCGGGGCTTTGCGGAAGCGGTGTGGGAGCGGATGCTGGCACCGATCCAGAAGCACTGCCACACGTTCATCCAGTACAACGACGCTATGGACCGTTCCTTCTACAAGCTTGGAGGTTACAAGTGGGGGCACGGGATCTTGTATGGGGAGAACTTCATCCGGGACTCGGCGGAGACGTTTGGGAACTGCGTGATTGCCCATGCCCATCGAGCTGGCCAAGCAACTGGAAGGACGCAATCGTCCCCTATTGGCTTCTGCGTGGGTACATTAGCGAATATCCCGTCTATGGATTACGCATCAAAGAGGCGTTCAACGCTAGCATGGTCCCACGGTATTGTATTTGGAGAGTATACAATTAACAGCGCACAACTATATCTACATCAATGGCCACAAAACGAGAAGAACTGGGTTCTGCCGAGCTTCTGAGGAAGCTGAGGCTGGCAATATCGAACCAAGCTGAAGAAGTGCCAGAGGGCTGGAAGACGGCGGCCCAATGGTCCCAGGAGTGGAATGTGACCCATAACGCGGCGGGGATTGTTCTGGGAAAATCCGCCAAGCTTGGGCTGATGGAATGCCGTAAGTTCCGAATCATGTCCCGGAGCCGTGGGGTCTATCCGACGCCCCATTACCGGGTGATCCCGAATGGGTGACGGCCCCGTCCACCGAATTCTCCACCACCGAAAGATTTCCTCTTGACCGCGAGGATGATGGTGCTGTAGGTTGGTCCCATCGCCGCATGGAGCGGTGGTAAATCAACGAACGATATGAAGCAAACCAAGGAAGAGCTGATCGCGCTGATCAGCGATTACGCGAGCAAGATCAACGGTTCTGTCGAGCAGGCCAAGTCTAGGTGGATGGACGAGCGCGAGTACGAGGACTGGAGTGGATATGACGAGTACCTGCGGAAGTCTGCGGAGACCGCTGGCATGGTGGCGGTTCGGACCCAGAAGCGTCCGTTCGGTGTTGTGGTGAAAGTTCCCGGTGTGGAGATCTGCGATGTGTTGGTCTACTGCGATGCCCGGTACACGGGATGGAAGGCAGTGGCCTCCAAGGGAGGTGCGAAGTGACCCTCTCTGAGATCAAGTCTGCGGTGTTGTCCGGTAAGGTGGTGCATTGGAAGAATGGTGCGTATCGGGTGACCTATTCCCCGCGCACCAATTCCTTCCTGATTGAGTGCGTCCTGAACGGCGACTGCACGGGTCTGACATGGACCAATGGCGTGACCATGAACGGGGAGGAGAAGGACTTCTTCATCGATCCGGAGCGGCTGGTGGCGACCTTCCGCAAGCCCTGCGGCGGCGTGGTGGTGGACAAGGATACCTACCACGAGCCGATGGCCGAGGCCCGCGAGGCTGCTGAGGAGGACGCTCATCGCTACGGGTGGGAGTTCCTGAGTGTGGAGGTAGCGGAGGAGGTGTCCCTGTGAAACCCCGAGTTCTTGTTGCGTGTGAGTACAGTGGCCGGGTTCGCGATGAGTTCGCGGCCCGAGGCTGGGATGCGTGGAGCTGCGACTTCGAGCCAAGCGATACAGTGGGCCAACACTATCGTGGTGATGTGCGTGATCTCCTCAAGCAGCAGTGGGACATGATGATCGCGTTCCCGCCCTGTACCTACCTCTGTGGAAGCGGCATGCACTGGACGACTCGTGGGCTTCGCGACCCCAAGCTGACCGAAGAAGCACTCGCATTCGTTCATCTGTTACTAAATAGCGGCATCCCCCGTATAGCAATAGAGAACCCAGTCGGTGCTATCAATACACGCATTTGCAAACCGTCCCAAATGATACAGCCGTGGCAGTTTGGTGATAACGCGAGCAAGCGCACCTGTCTGTGGCTCAAGAACCTTCCACCGCTGGTTCCCACCGACATCCTGCCGCTACCCGCTTCGGGGAGGTGGGCCAATCAAACCCCTAGTGGCCAGAACAAACTCGGTCCCAGTCCAACCCGCTGGAAGGAGCGATCCAAGACCTATCCCGGCATCGCCCGCGCAATGGCCGATCAATGGGGTTCCGCTCCCCACACACCATCCAGCAATCAAACGCGATCCTAGGGCCATTTCCGCTCCAGCAATCCACATCCTCCATCCTCCATCCAACCCTATACTTCGCAATCCAGTGGGAGGGTTTCGAAAAACCGCAGCCGCAGCGGGGGGCGTCAGTCCCCCAGAGCGTCGCGGCGTTTGCGGTTTTTAACTCCCTTATTAGAGGGAGTGTAAGTCTCCCTCTAAGGGAGAGTAGCAGGGGGGATGCTAACTTTGTGGGGTGGGATGCAAAATCAACATTCCTTTACATTGACGCGGAAGCCTACACGATGCATTCTGTTCTTGCTATGAGTTATCTCGACAATGGTTCCACGCTTCGGTCGATGTTCCGACTGATGCCCCCGCAACGCCACGATGCCGACCCGGACAAGTCCGAGGTACTGGCCTACATCCGAAAGAATCTTGCCTGTGAGTTGGGTCGGGCGATCCGGGCTTTCAATTCCATGAGGAACAAGAAGTCCCAGGTCATAGTTTATGACATGGTTCATAGGCAGTGGCGTGGTTGTGACTGGGTTCCACCGGAGGATGAGGATCGGGTGTCGTTGCTCTTGAGGATGGTCAATGACCTGAAGCGTGATGTTGCGTATCTGAAGACCTCGGTGAAGAAGCATGAACGACTCATTGGCCAACTCGAAAGGAAGCGTTCGAGCAAGCGCGGTGGGGATGAGGAGCCTGAGCCGGAGCCTGAACCCGACATTGATCCCGAGGTCATGGAGGCAGAGAAAAGGGCCTCTGAAGCCCGCAAGGCTATGCAGAAGGCCCGTGCTATAATTGAGGACGAGAAGTGGAGGGATTCTATGCTCGCCGCCCTCGCTGAGGGCGATACGGCTTCTTCTCCTTCAGTTCCGCCCCAGTGAACGCGAATGGGTTGCACTCTTCCCACTGAATCCCGGTGGCTGAGTGCTGTACGTTGAGGATGGGGGATTCGAGTCCAAGCCTTGATCCCCGCTTGCAGAAGGCGAGCTGAAACCTTCTAGGCTTGAATTGGCCTACTTCATGGAGAACCGCTATCTCCCGCGCCCAGTTGGCGAGTTCGGAGGAGCCGAATCCGGCGTGGGCGAGTTCCATAGTGGTGAGTGGTTCTCCGTTCTCTTTGCGCTGAGGCTTAGAGACATGATGCATCCAGATCCAAGCGACCTTGGTCTCGTGCAGGATGGGTTGGAGCTTGTTGCGGAGGAACACGCTTACCTCGGACTGATCACTGAGATCTCCGCCGAAGTAGGAGAACAGGGGGTCTGCCACTATGAGATCCAGCTTGGATCGGTGGATGAAGCGTCGGGCGTAGGCGAGGAACTGTTCACCGGTACGAACTGTCTCGGTGCGGAACTCTAGGTTGGTGTTGAGGTGGCGCATCTGATCTCCGGTGAGGCGCATGGTATGTGTCACCCCTCGGAACGCTTCCGCGAGATCGCCCTTGTCGTTCTCTGCTTGGATGACTCCGATCTTCAATGGCTTCACCGGTTTGATGCCGAAGAAGTCGATACCGAGGCACCACCTGATGATGATCTGCATCATCAGTGATGACTTCCCAATGCCGGTGCCACCGGATATGATCATGGAGGAGCCGCGAGTGAGCCATCGATTGCCTATCAGGTTGTCGGGATCTTTCTTTGGATCAAAGTCCATGAGGTCTTTGACCGTGACGATGGTGGACTGGTCCTCATCGGTCTCCCGGTTGGTGAGCCAATCTTCCCATGATCGGGCACCCAGGTTGTTGGCCAACAGCTTCTGCTTCTGATCTCCGCGCCATGCTCCGGGGAGCCGGGAGAAGCGCGATGGATTCTTGTTCTTGGGATCGACGCCGGGGATGCTGCTGTAGATCAGATCCCTGCGGGCATCCCACTCCTTGCGATTGGGGGCATCCACCCGGACCCATGCGTGGATCGACTTGCCACCGGAATCGATGAGTACGCTGATGGGTAGGCCAGAGGAGCGGAGGAGCTGTTCCTGCTCGGCCTTGGGCTTGTCATCGAACTCCACCAGGACATGACGGTACGCGCTGACATCGTTGTCCGATCCGCTGTAGAGGCTGGGCCGGAAGGGGTTGATGCGGACGAACACCCCATCGGTGCGGTCGCTGCGGAACAGGATGGATTCGGGGTCATCGAAGCGGGCGATCCAATCCTCGATGGGCAGGAAAGACCCGGAGGTCATTGGCTTTCCGTCCTCGACCTGTTCGCAAATGCAGACCACCTCGGTGGGTGCGAAGGCGGACTGGAGGAAGCGTTGGAACTCCGAGGCTCCGGGGGCTGGTGGAACCGTGGGAGTAGGCCGCTTGAAGGTCACACGCGAGAGGTCCATGCCCGCGCTGGTGCTTTGGATCAAGTGGCCAGCGGGTTTGTCGTGGCTCCGGGAGGCTGCTTCACGGAGTTTGTGGGCCAGATCCTTGTCGGACCATGGTGGCTGGCAGGATAGGTTCCATTCGGACAGCAGGGTCATTGCGTCCCCGTATCCTAGCTGGAAGCCGTGTACAAGGCCCACGGCGGCGGTGTAGGTGGTTGAATGGCCGTTCTGTCCTGAGACGGCTGGCGGTACTTTGGCAAGCCAAAGAGCCGCTCGTTCGAGCGTTGTCATGTCGTTGATTCGTTGCTGAGTTGGACTGCGGAGGCTATGGCCTGCTTGTTATTACGAACTTGGAGTGGAATTCAGATTCGAGGCGAACGTATAGATTGTCGCCCCGGCGATATATGACTACTGGAGTTCGGAGTTCGGCCAGACGGTACTGAGCGCATCCGATGAGTTCGACGATGATTGCTGGGTTGGTTCGGTTGACGAACCAAGTTCTTGCATCTTCCATTTACGTTGTTCCTTTATTGGATAAGCGATCCATCCGTTGGCGACTCCCCACGAGATGATCCGTGGCGCATCCTCGATGAGCTTGCGATTCTCCTCGGTGAGTATGGTTCGTTCTTCTTCGGTGATCTTGGACGGCTTCTTGTTGTTTTCCAACCGTGCTTCGTACCAAGGCTGCTCGTGTCGTGGAGTCTTCATGGGTGCGATAGTTTGGCCAACATACAGTTGCAATAGTTGCCTTTGGTTGCGGCGTTACACTTTGGGTGATGCACCGGATTGGAAACGATGTGTGCTGTCAGATCCTTTGTGATGGTGACGAGTTCCAGGATGCGAGCTGACGCCTCGGCGCATAGAGCGTTGGCTGCTCCATCGACGGAGCAGATCTCGGTGGAAAGGATGTTGAGTGCGTTAACGATGTCGTGTGTTGAGGACTTGTGCATGGATCAGATTTGTTTGTGGATGATGATTCCATTTCCCTTTGCATCGGTGAGTTCCACTGACCGAACGTCTTCCAGCTTGGCCAGTGTCTTCAGCATCTCGATGGGGTCATGGGCTTGTGCTACGCAGGTGAGGTGGATGTCTCCATCTCCGTGGATGACCTTGAGGTTGTCTTTGGTTCGATCCCTTAAAACGCGGATGGTCCGCCCCTCGGAGAGACGGACCACCTTGATCGATTCCACTAATGGAAACGAATGTCTGGTCATATTAACTTGTTGCAGTGCGGACAGGTTTTGATTTTACGGAATTCGATTGGCTGAATCCCAGCCCACGCACAGAGATCGTGGTAACTTCGCAGACCGAAGTTCTTGTACTTGAACGGTCGAACGTCCCCGGACTTGATCATTGTGATGAGTGTCACGGGGTTGTTGACCTTGAGCTGAGTCATCAGCTTGGTATTGCGAACGCTGAGTCCGTTGGTCCACAGGTTCTTGGATTCCTCCTGCCTATTGTGAGCTTTGAGGACCTGATGAACGCGTTGCTTGGACATCTTGAGGGTATCACCGATGACTTGGTAGGTGAGACCTTGCTTACGGAGTTCGGTGACCTTCTCGATTGATTCTGTTAGTTTCACTTTTGGTTTACGTTTCTTCTTCGTGGGTGCTGTGACTACCGGAGCGGGAGTTGGGTTGCTCGGTAGCGTTTGTTCGCTTTGTGGCACTGCACGCACAGACCGGTCTGAACTGTGCAGCCGCAGCCCAAGCAAGCGGCTAACTCGTGACATAACTGTTTCCATCGTTGTAGTTCCTCTATCGTTTCTTTGTTTTGGTTTTGGTTTTGCTGTTCTTGCGAATGTACCATACGCATGAAATCGAGATCTTATATTTGGCCGACAATTCACGGAGCGTGTAGGTGTGATGCTCCTTGAGGATGGCGGTCTTGATCTCGTCCGGGATCGCCAGCCACCGCCTCTCGATCCGAGGGCTCGGATCTTTGAACGGCTTGACGACGCCCACCATCCGCTCCATTGCCTCCTTGGTCAATCCGAATCTTGCCAGTGTACTCATTTTTCAGTTGGTTGATTTCACGCTCCAGGTTTCGAGCGAAGTCGGGCCAGAGCGCGAGGCGATCTTTGAGCCAGAACTCGACGTAGGCATCGGTGCGTGGGGTATCGCTCATGGCTGTTCCGTAAGTGACTTGATGTATCGGTTTCTCTCAGCCGGTTTGGCGTCGATCATGTACTGCAAAGCACCGCAAGCGTTCAGGCTGGTCGTGTGTTCCCAGTCGTCCTTCTTGTCGTACAACTCATGCCATCGCTCGTTGGGTACGACGACAATCTGGCCGGTTCGCTTGTGACGGAACACGAATGCGGCTGGTCCGATTGGGATGTTCATCGTCCCTCCAACCATTTCACCAGATCACCAAGCTCGTCGATCTGTAGTTCCAGCCTCTTTATCTTCTCGTTCGCACCAGCCAGTTGCCGCTCCAGTTGTCTTGCGAAACCGATCTTCACGAACTGATTGAATCCCGCCGTGATGTATGGCTGACGGTCTGTGCGCGGTGTTTTGCTGACGACCTTTTTGTTGGCGTTAACAAGATGGCTCACGGCCTCACCTCCTTCCCAATCTTAGCGTCGTCCCATCCTTGCAACAGGTTGTCCATTCGGATGGTCCTCATGCTCGGAGATGGAGGGTTGATAAATGTGTACATTGCGTTGCCAGCTATTTCGAGTTCTCGGATGCGCTGATCGTAGAACTTCCTCTCCCCTTCGAGCTTGTCCCACAAAGCGCGGAGACGGTTTTCGAGTTCGGTGACGTGCTGCTTAAGATCTTCGTTCTCCTTCGCCATGTCTCCGATTGATTTGCACAAGCGTTCGTGCGCTTCGTATTGAGGGTTCATCTCTTGTTCTCCTTTGCTCGCTGCCATGCGTTGGCAAGCAAACGATAGTTTGAGTCGGAAACAGTACCGTCCTTCAGCCACTCAAGTAGCTCGTTACCAGAACTCTTGAGTAGCTTGATGTGGTCGTTGAGCAATCCAATCTCGTTACGCAGACACTTCTCAGGCCGCTGAAACTCGTCCATATCAGTGCGTCTCCAGCACTCATAGGTCGTCTCTGTTCGCTTTGGTGAATGGCAGTATGGACAGTTCATGGATTTGCCTCCTTCCACTTTCCAACTGTGCGTAAGAACGCTTCTGCACGATGACGGGCTGATGCCCTGAATGGTTGAATATCATTTGGAACGATACGGTAGATCTCACTGCCGTATGCGTAGCGCAAGCAACTTGGGTCTGTGATTCCTCCATTCGTAGAGTCCAGAAACTGCTCTGCTTCCGCCATCGCATTGAGATCGTTAACATAATCAGGAATTGTTGAAAGCGGTTGAACGCTATACGGACTATTGGGTGGTATAACAATAAATTTATCTTTTGAAAGAAATCCCCAGCCACACATTTCAGCAATTGCGATATTGATTTCTAGGTCGGTCATGGCTTAGCCTCCTTCCATTTGAACGTAGTTTTCCCATCTACTGACACAACCCATGCGGCATGATTATATTCCACGGCTTCTTTTTTAATGCTGTTCTTGCCAAGATGTACACCGCACAGAAAACATATAAAAATAAAAAACCCAATGAAAAATACGCAGACTGCTGATTCATAAAACTCTTTCACGGCTTTGCCTCCTTAATAATTAAAAGAATTCCCATATAAATTATCCAAACGGCTCCAATGGGTATCAGCCAAAACAGCCGAAAGACCATTCCAAAGTCATATTGCCCACTGGAACGGTATGGCCTGAACATGACGCACAACATAATTACTGTAATAAGTATTGGTATGATCC